GTTCTAAGAGTATCAATGTTACCATGTAAAGAACCATTGACTACAATATAGTCGGCCTGTAGTTCTTCTAACATAGCTTTTGCAACCGTAGTCTTACCTACCCCTGCTGAACCTGATAACAATAAGTTCGGTATGTTCTTATTGTCAACAAACTTTTGGAATGTTGTTTTCAAGTCGTCAGGTAAGACACAGTCACCTATAGTCTTCGGTCGATATTGTTCGACCCACAAAAAGTTTTCCATCATATATTATTCAAATGTTGAGCTTTGAGTTTCAGTTGCAATCCAATAAGTTAGTTGCGAACCAATTTGTATTTCTTGTTTCTCATCCTTCCAAGTTTTATTATTGAGTGATGTAAACTTAGCAATACCTTTACTCGAAATCTCTACTTTATAATCAAAGTTCATCATCTTCATGTTCTCTAATTTGAACACAGCCTTGAAGACTTTACCACTACTATTGTTATCTATTGTAGTTGTATACTTATCTGCTGTAGGATTCTTACTACTGATAGCTTCTAAGTTTATAGTACTGCCTTCTGATGATATGGCTATCTCAGGTAAAGACATGACATTAGCTGCTCTTAAAGCATTACTAATGTCTGCCCATTTAATGTCGACTTCTATTTCAAAGTCAGGTATTTGTATTTCTTTTGCTGGCGGAGTTACAATCATTTGTGGATCTGCAAATGTGTAGTTCACTGATCTCTTTGCATCTCTTACAGTAACGTATTTCTCGTTAAAGTCTAATTGTGGTTGATCAAATAAACTTAAGACTCCTAAGAATCTATTGAGTTCATAGAAACATCCATGAGCGGGTAGGGTATCCTCAATCTCTGCCTTAGCCATAATTGACTTTTGAGGTGAGATTGTTTGTAGGATATTCCCAGGTTTAAACTCTATTCCAGTATTGATTACTGCAAACGACTTTAGTATATTGATTGTACTTTCACTTAATTTCATAATTACATATTCTTATTTTTGCCAACTTTACTTGGATCTGCTGTTGCTGGAGCTCCAATTGAGCCTAAGTCTTTTAGCGATCCCCCAAATACAAATGAACCCATATGCTGTAGTTCCATCCAAGGACATAACCATACTTTGATTCCAATATGTCTAGCCCATTGACAGAACATATAGTCTTCTGATAGATACCTATTAGAGTACTTTCTGTCTAGTCCATTTGTTTTATCTGATACAAATTCAAGGACTTCCTTCTTAGTTGGTTTTCCTTTCTTCTCTTTGTAGAACAAGTCTAGCTCTTTACCCATATTGAGTTGCTTGTCATCGATTACAGCATCAAAGAATGCCATTATCTCTCTTGATCCATCAAAGTGTTCTGTTCTAACATGATCAGGTTTATACATCATCTGTGGATATGCTTCTGCAAATCTTTCTAATGTCTTCTTCTTAAACATCATAAACCCAGTACCACCTTCTAACACTTCTGCTGGTTCTGAAATCTTAATCTCGTTACCACCTTCTGCTGGATTGAATACATAGTCACCTACAAACTTAGATAGGATCTCAGGGTTCTCATCTGCAACACCTTGGTTTACAGCATGTGTAATCTTTTCCCATGAAATACATTTCTTAGGATATGGACCACATAAGATATCATATTCGTTATCTTCATCTTCGTGATCTTGCATTGCTAACATAGTAATGATATCGTTCGGGTTGAATGATATATCAGCATCAATGAAGATCATATGTGTGCAATCAGATCTTAAGAACTCATCGCAACAATAGTTTCTTGCTCTTGTAATAAGAGACTCGTTAAACAGATAGTAAAACTTTAAGTCTATCTTGTAGTGCATACATAATGCTGCCAAGTCATTACAAGACTTAGTAAACATACCTGCACACTGTCCACCATACATTGGTGTACATACCATCAGCTTTCTTTTCTGTAGTTGTTCAATAGGGATATTAATTTCCATATTTCTTATCGTGCTCCTTTCCGATTCCATAATCACCATCATACATTGATAATGTTTCAGCTTCAAACAATAAGAACTGACCCACTCTGGATCCTTTCTCAATCTTGGCTGGTCCATGTTCTACATGAAGACAACCTGCCATAACACCATGGTAGCCTGAATCGTAAAGACCACTCGTAATGAATAAACCGTTTCTGTTAAGGGTTGATCTAGTGATAACCCATCCTGCATATCCTTCTGGAATCTTTACAATATTCTCCATAAGGATTTCATAAGTGCCAGGTTCTAATTCAAAGTATCCATCAACTGCTTCTACTTCTTCTGAACCTCTATGCTTCTTACTTTCTTCTGAAATAGAAAAGACTTCATCTTTTAGTTTGAATATCTTATCTACTCTAAGGTCGACAGCATTAGGTTGGCTATCTCCTTCTTGTACGTTAGTCAATAGTTCACCACCACCTGGCATAAACTTTGACATTATATGTCTCATACTCACTTGTCTTCTCCTTGAGTAAAGTGCCATAACAATATAGTATAATGAATAATCTTCATAAGGTCTTTCTTATTGTATCCATCTTTCTTACCATATCTCATTGCATACTTAATAATATTAGAATGACATGCTTGTTCAACATGACCCATTTGTTTCCAGACATCTATAGTTTGAATTTCTTCATCCTTAGTTCCTGCTTTTTCATTTACATAATGAGATGAGTAAGTACCTTCAATATACTTTCCAATCTCTTTTAGAATTTTATCTTCGTCAAATCTGTAAATCATAATTTCTCTGTAAAGTTGTATCTGTCTACTAGTGCATCAATCACTCTCATGTTTGACTGTGCTATAGTAGTATCATCGAAACTACTTGTAAAGTCAACATGTTTCTCAAACTTTCCTTCGAATAATCCTGTTGGACTATGATCAAAAGGTATACCATTAAGACCAGCCCACACACCTGCACTTGAATCCCAAGTGTCAATATGGAAGTCTCTTACTAATGGAATCTCCATTGGACCATCTACCATACCTAAGAAGTGAATCTTTTTACCATTCTGTGCTGCTAGTTGTAATAAGTTTCTATCATATAGCTCATTCATAAACTTCCATCTTGAAACAAATCTCTGATGCTTAACTCCTTTCTCACATCTATATGCATTTGGTATTGCTAGTATGCTTATACCAATATAGTCAATTAAAGGACTTCCAGCTGCCCATGAGAAAGCTGTAATTAAATCTTCCAGGTCTCCAATATCACTTTGTGGTACGAAGAAAGTTTTAAAACCATTCTCTTTAAAGATAGGTGCATACCTTCTTGCATCATCAATAGTAACCATAGAAGGAGTTGCTGGATGATCTGGTAATACGATATGAGTAGCATGTACTTTCTTAGCTAAGTCTAACAACTCTTCTGGATTGAACATAGGCATTTGATTCTTATACAGTTCAAATGCACTGTTGTCCATAATGTTTATAAATGGTCTGTTATCTAAATCAGCTTGCTTCTTTTCGTTTTGATAGAACTCACAATATTTTTGTACTTGTTCTGGTGAACCTTCCATACCTGAAACGATATGTGCTAATGTTAAATGCGATGAATTTCCCCTGACTAGATCAAGATGATCTATAGGTGTAATGTGACAAAACTTCATAATATATCTCCATAATGTAAAAGAACTAGTTAATCTTTTTGTGGTACGCCTGCTTTGCCTGATGATGTAGGACCATCACTCTTAGGTGTGATCTCATCTGCATACCTGATATCCCAATTCTTGCCTTTCAATTCTTCTATCTGTTTATCAGATAGATTAGTACCGGGTCGTAAGAAGCCCATGGCATTCTGGCCACACTGCTTAATCTCCCACTGATTGCCTGATGAGTTTCCTCTGCAGACGATCGTGTTTGGTTTGATGTCTTGTTGTTCGACGAAGTCGTGAAACTTTTGCATAAATTTATTCCCATACTAACCTACACCCGTTCTCGTTATCTTCAGCTACACTGATTGTGAGAGCTCTGTTAGGATATTTTGTCTGTATATATTTAGCTAATTCCCTTGCTATCATCTCGCAAGATTGGAAATTTAATGACATTGCACCTTCTTCACTATACAAACTTTCTAACTCTCTTTTGAATAGAATAAACTCTATATCTCTATCATCATGGAACACTTCTATATCTACTCTAAAGTGAAACATATGTCTATGAGGATAACCTAAGAACTCTACTTCCTTAAGTTCTGGATCTGTAAGGGCAGCAGGATACTTGTGTATACCTTCTTTCTGAAATGTTACCCAGATATAGTTTTTATGGTTCATCTTAGTTTCTTTCCTACTCTTGCTTTTGATGCTTTCTGTTGTGCAGTAGTTCTTCTTGCACCTTTTAATGTTGATTTATTCTGTTTACCAGATTTTGTCCACATACTTCTTTTAGCCATTTGCTATCCTCTCAAATTTTATTGCTGACTTTAATGGGTCAGTATCTTGGTTTAATAATGCTTCCCCTCTAGATTGATACCTAACTATTGTATCACCTTCTAAGGTAAGATGCTCTTCTGCTGTCATGTCTTTAGGTTTAAATAGTACTTCAATTACCCAACTGTCTTCTGCATAATTACTAAACTGAAACTGTAACTTCCTTCTCCAATCAGTATATGCATAAGGTCCACCGTTCTTTACTGACTTAAGAAACTTAGCTTCACCAGTCTTACGATGCCACATATCTACTTGTTCTAGTAGCTCTTCATCATTCATACCTTTCTTATTCTCAGTCGCATGTGAACTTCCAACATAAACTATCATATCTCTGTTGACGTCACGATAACCATAAATAAAGGCACGCTCACGAATATTTTTCTTATCTTCCATTACCATTCTCTCTTCTCCACTTCTCTAATATCAATAGGTCCGTTGACATAATATTGAGTATCAGTTTGATCCCAACCATTTTCTTCTAAGTATACATAATAAGGTTCTTCATCTTCTTGTACTTGTTCTACAAGTTCTTCTGTCCAATCGCCTCTTGATAAATCCATGGAACATCCATCCCATGTAGACTCCATTTCAAAATAACCAGTTAGAGCATCTAAAGAAAACTCTTCAAATGACTCTTCGTCTAAGTCAATGAACTTCTGTATATACTCTACATCATCTTCATGCATTTCAACTCTGAACTCAGCATTTCTCCAAACAGTATCTACTAGAATCTCATTATCATCTTTTTCAAAGAACTCAACTTCTGTGAC